CCGCGCATTGCGGTGGAGGAACCGTCGGCACGCAGGTGCGTTTCGTGGCCGGCCCATTTGCAGGGCACGATCTTGTTCGGCTTGCGCGCCTGGCGGTTGAAGTGGAACACGAACTCGTGGCGTGGCGCGAGGCGACCGGCCCAGTCCCCGGGCACGGTCACCGATTGGTCCCAGACGTACCAACCGAAGCGCCGCCAACCCTGGGTGCGCATCCATTCGATCCAGCCGTCCCAGTACGGTTGCCACTCGTTGTCGCGGTGGACCAGGCCGAGGTTCACCAGGACCTGCGCCTCGTCGCGCAGCGCGGCGCGAGCAGTGCCGAACACGCCCTGCATCAGCACGTCCCAGTCGGCAACACCACCCGTGGTGTACTCGCGTTGGTTGGCGTAGGGCGGGCTCGTGAACAGCAAGTGAGCGCGCTCGCCATCGAGGAGGAGCGCGACAGCGGCAGCGTCGCTGCTGTCGGCACAGAGCAACCGATGCTCGCCGAGTAGCCACAGATCACCGGGTCGCGTGACCGCAACCGTGGGTGGCGCGACGTCGTCCTCGTCCGCGTCGCCTTCCTGCGCGCTCGCGTCCTCATCGGCGGTCGGCTCGGTGTCCTCGATCTGGTCGAGCAGTCCTTCAATCTCCGAGGCAGAGAAGCCGGTCAGATCCAGGTCGTAGCCCGCATCGGCCAGTTCGGCGAACTCCAGCGCGAGCATCGCCTCGTCCCAGCCGGCATCGAGTGCGAGCCGGTTGTCGGCGATCACGTAGGCACGCTTCTGTGCGGGCGTCAGGTGCGCGAGCTCGATCACCGGCACTTCGGTGAGCCCCAGCTTGCGTGCTGCGAGCAGGCGGCCGTGGCCAGCGATGACGCCGTGGTCGCCGTCGACCAGGATCGGGTTGGTCCAGCCGAACTCGGCGATGCTGGCGGCGATGCGCGCGACCTGTTCGTCGCTGTGCGTGCGCGGATTGCGGGCGTAGGGAATCAGCGTCTCGACCTTGCGGTACGCGACGGCGAGCGTGTCCAGAATCGGTTCCTCGGAAACAGAAAGCCCGCCGACGGCGGACCGTGGGCGGGCTCGTGATGTGTATCGGGGAGTGCACAAATCCGCCTGGAGCGGATTTGGACAGCCGCAGGCTGGCCGCAAAGCTGCAGGCCCCAGGGTTGGGGCCTGCAAACCGCAAACCCTGCAAACCTCGGTTTGCAGTCAGACGCTAGAAAAGCGCCGCGCTCGCGCCCCCCGCATTGCGATTCGGGAAGGAAGGACCCCTTTTGCCTCGGGCCGCTCGCCGCGCCGTCACCGCTGTCCAGAAGATAGCTGAAATACTACCCCCGGATCGCCGAATCTGTTGCAGGGTCAAAAACCGCTCACTACCGCCGATGCCCGCGCATTGCCGACCGGGCGCGCCAAATCACGCCAAATCCCTACGTAGTGACGACGCCATTGAGCTGGTCGGCGACCGTCTGCAAGGCGCGCTGCCAGCGCCGCCAGGCCGTCGTGCGGTCGCAGGCGAAGCGGATGGTGATGTCGCGCCAGCCGTATCGCTTGGCGCGCATCCACACGAGGTGGCGCTGCTCGACCTCCAGCCACTGCACCCACTTCATCGTCTCCAGCATCCGCTCGATGGCGTCCGGCGTCGGAGGGAACGGGCGATAGACCGTCTCGTCGGCCGCGAACGCCTCCCACTCTTTGCGCACGATGATCGGCCACGTGTTGAAGTAGCCCTGCACACGCACGGGCGGCAGGCGTCGTCCGGTGCTGGCCGCCTCCTCGAAGCGCGCGGCCACGTCTTCGATTGTCCAAGCAGCATAACGGTCAGTCATGGCGTGCGCCTCCCTGTCCGTAGAGACGTTCGCCGATGCGCCGGACGAACTCGCGCTCGACGAAGTCCAAGCGTTCGTCGGCGGCGCTGACGACGAGGACGTGCTGGTCGCGCCAGCCGCGTTGCTTCATCGCTTCGAGGTCGGTGGTCTCGGGCTGGAGGCGGCCCAAGGGGCAGCGATAGGTGGGCGTCGGAATCTTCATCTCACGCCTCCTGTTCGAGATCGTGCTGTGCGATAGCCCAGTGCAGCAGCGCCAGTGCGTCGGCTTCGTTGTCGTCGCCCGGCGCGTGGCCGCGAGCGGTGACGGAGGCAATCACCTCGTCTTTGCCCGCGTTGCCTTTACCGGTGGCGTGCTTCTTGATCGTGCCGACCGGCACGCCCTGGTATGGGATCTGGTGGTGCTCGCACCACGCGGTGAGCGTGGCGAGGAAGCCACCGTAGGCGTGCGCCGCGTCGGTCGAGACGTGGCGGCGCACCTCCTCGAAGTGCAGCGTGTCGATGCCGTCGGCCACGGCCTTTAGTTCCGTGAGCCAACGCTTGAAGCGCAGGAAGCGCATGCCGCCGCCTTCGAAGCGTTGCGGCCGAAAGCTCTCGCTGCCGCTGGTGATGTTGCCGTCGCTGCCGCGCAGCGCCCAGCCGGTGGTGGTGCCCAAGTCGAGGGAGAGGATAGTCGTGGTCATGGTTGCAGTCCTTGTTTCGGTTTGGACTGACGCATCCGGCGCAGCACAACGAAACTTTCCATGAGGCGTGCGCGCGCACGCGCGCGTAAGAGACTTACGTTGTGATGCGTCAAAAGCGTCAGTCGGGTGTGTCGGCATGGCGGTCAGTCGTCGGCGTATGGGGTGTAGGCGGGCTTGGGCGGGTGCTTGAGGCCAATGCCACGGAAGCCGCGAACGCCCGCCGTGTTGCGCCACTTCTCGACGCCACGGGTGATGAGCAGATCGGAGAAACGGCGCTGCGAGCCGATGAACTCGCCAGCGGAATCGGCCCATTGCTTCCAGTCGTTGAACAGTTCGGCGGTCAGCGACTTCGCGTTGGCCTCGCGCACGCAGCGTTCGTCGAGCCAGCGGCCCAGTGCGTCCTCGGATTCGAAATACTCCTCGGTCGCTTCGAGCACCTGCTGCGGCGGATCGAGCCGACCCAGACGCTGCCAGTCCAGACAGCCCTGAACCGCCCAGGCCAAGATGCCGTCGCGCTCGGCCAAGAGCTTCTGCTGGAGATGCTTGTCGCGGCGCTCGGGCGGCACGGTGATCGTGAACGGGATCAGGTGCAGCCGCCGCTTCATCGCTTCATCGATGTTGCGGATGGCGGGCTTGTGGTTGCCCGCCACGACCAGCTTGAACTGCGGGAAGAATTCGAAGAAGTCCTGCCGCATGAAGCGCGCGGAGATCTTGTCGCCGCCGGTGAGGTTCTTGACCTTCGATTCGGCCCAGCGCCGCCCTTGCTCGGTTTCGATGGCAGACACGAAGCGCGCGCCGCGCAAGCCCGCCATGTCGGTCGGGTGCCGGTCGGTGCGCGTCTCCATGAACGTGTCCATCGGCGCGTTGGTCGCGTAGTCGCCGAGGATCGTGGCCAACGTGTTGACGAACACCGACTTGCCGTTCGCGCCCGTGCCGTACAGGAAGAACAGCGCGTGCTCCTGTGTCGAGCCGGTGAGCGTGTAGCCCGCCATCCGTTGCAGGTAGGCTTGCAGCTCGGTGTCGTCGCCGGTGATTTCGACGAGGAACTGCCGCCAGATCGGGCAGTCGCCTCCTGGCGTGGCCGTGGTGATCTTGGTCATCCGGTCGGCGCGGTCGTGCGCACGCTGCCTGCCGGTCTTGAGATCGACCACGCCGCCTGGCGTGTTGAGCAGCCACGGATCGGCGTCCCATTCGGCGGTGGTGGCCGCGTGCCTGCGATCCGCGCGCGCCAGCCGTTCCACGCCGCCGACCGTGCCCGAGCTGGCCAGCTTGGCGGCAATCTTGGGGTTGTCGGCGTGGACGGCGGCGTGACGGCACACGCTGCGGATCAGGTCGGTGGCCGCGAGCGTGTCCTCGGTGCGCCAGCGATGCCCGTCCCACACCAGCCAGCGGCCCCACGCGGCGACGTAGCGCCAGTCGCGGTGGTAGCGCCGGGTGAAGGCCAGCGCCAGCGCATCCTCCGTGCCCCACACCGATTCGTCGCTGCTGACGACCGGCTCGGCGTCGTCGGCGACGTCGTGCATCTGGAGACGCGGGCCGTGGGTGAGGAAGGCCGCGACGTCGAAGCCCTCCATCACGGCGTCCGCCGCGTCCCAGCCGTCCGCCGCTTCCTCGGGCGGGTACAGGATGTGGCAGGTCTTCGCGCCGGCCGACAGGATGGCCTGCGCCGCCTGCGTCGCGTACTCCCAGCCGGGCTTGTCACGGTCGGGCCAGATCAGCACGGCCTTGCCCGCCAGTGGCGACCAGTCGGTTTTCTCGACCGGGGCGTTCGCCCCGTGCATCGCCGTCGTCGCAACGACACCCGCCTCGATCAGCGCCTGCGCGCATTTCTCGCCTTCGACCAAGACCACCTGCGTGGCGCTGGTCACGCCCGGCTGGTTGTAGAGCGGGCGCGGATCGGGCGGAGCCATCTTGCGGCGGCGCGCGTCCCACGGGCGGAACTCCTTCTTGCGGCCGGGCGGGTCGTAGCGGTAGACGACCGCGATCAGCTTGCCGGAGGCATCGAGGTAGTCCCACTTCGCGGTGGCCGGGCCGAGGTCGTCGACGGGCGCGTCCTTCTTGCTCTTGCGTGCCGGTGCCGCCGGAGCGCGCCCGAGCAGTTCGGTCGCGGCATCGAGCACGCGCGGGAAATTGGCGTGGGCGTCGATGCCGAGGTGCGCGGCGATCAGCGTGAAGATGTCGCCGCCGTCGCCCGTGGCGCGATCCGTCCACAAGCCCGCCTTGTCGCCGGTGAGCACGATCTCCAGGCTGTCGCCCGGACTACCGAGGACGTCGCCGACGAGGAACTTGCCACCGCGCTTCTTGCCTGCCGGGAACAGCGCGGCCAGTACCGACTCCAGACGCGCGCGCAGTTCGGCGCGGATGGCTTCGCGCTCGACGTCGAGGTCACGGGGAACGGGCGTTTGCGTGTCGTTGAAATCAAGCATCCGCAGCCTCCTCGCCGGAGGGCTGCTGCGCGACGATCCACGCTTCCAGTTCGTTGGGCTTGAAGCGGACGAGCTTGCCGACGCGGTAGTGCGGAATGCGGCGCTGCTGGCGTTCCTTGGCCTGCGAGAGCCAGTACGACGGCAAGTTGAACATCAGCGCGGCTTGGCGCACGTCGATCAGTTGCTCGCCGAGCACTTGATTCAAGGGTGTGTTGTTCATGTCGGCGTCCTCCAGCAGCGGTCTTGCCACGCGCACATGCGGCACTCGAAATGGGTGGGGTCGTTGAAGCTGCGCGGCAGCAGTTCACCGGCTTCGGTCGCAGTGATGACCTTGACCGCGCGGTCGGTCATGCGCTGTGCGAGCGCGGCGTCGAAGGGCACCAGTTCGACGTAGATCTCCATCGAGTCGGCGTTGATCGCGGTGAACAGCGCCGGGTGCTCGTGCAGTTGCAGGTGCGCCTGATAGAGCGCGACCTGCGCCGCGTACACCGGCTTGGCCACCGCAAGGCCTTTCGTCTCCAGTTCGTGCCACGACTTCGCGCCGAGGCATTTGTTCTCCCACAGCGCGGGATAGCGGAAGCCTTCCGGCCCGCCGACGATCACGCCATCGACGTGACCGCGCAGCCGACCATGCGCGTCGGAGAAGCCGAACTGCCCGCCGTCGGGCTTGCGCGTGCGCAGGTCGAAGCCCGCGTCGCGCAGCCACGCCACCATGCAGTCCTCCATCACGTGGCCGCGTTCGAAGATGCGCAGCATCCGGCCTTCGGTGTCGCGCCCGTGATCCACGGGAGCCTTGGCGTACTCGAACTGCAAGGCGCGCTCGCAGGCCGCGCCCAGACGCGACGCGCCGAGGTAGTCGCGAGCGGGCTGCTGCGCGCGCACGCGCTGCAGCCCGGCATCGACCAGCGCGGTAACCTGACCCGAGATGCTCGATGAGGAGTTGAAGTCGATCATGGCTTCTTCCCCTTCGGTTCTTCCCAAGGCAGGTTGTCCTCCAGATCGGCGAAGGGATTGGCCATCGGGTCGGGCGTCGGAGCCATGCCTCGGACGGGCGGGAACTTGGTCGCCTCGTGGTGCACGACCATCGCCTCCGTGTAGCAGGTGACGATGGCGTCGATGACGCAGAGCGCCTCGGCTTCCGCATAGTCGCCCAGGGGCTTGCCGAAGCCGATCTCGCCCGCCGCCTCGCCGAAGGCCTTGAGGCACTTGCGCATCGCGGCCAGTTCGACATCAGACGGATCGATCATGGCGACCTCCCCGATGCCGACGCGACCTTCCTTCGCGCGCGTCCAGTTGCCGTAGAGCATGTGGAAGGCATCCTGACAGCGGCGCGAGCAGAACACCCAATCGATCACGTAGCGGCGCGGATCGGCGGTCTTGAACCGGCCATCGGTGTGGCCGTAGCCGCGCGCCTGTCGTTTGCAGACCCAGCATTTCATTCGCCTCCCTCACTGCGCCCAGGCGGGCTTGCCGGTCACCGGCGCGCGTTGCGGCGCAGGCGTGGCGGTGGCGGCGTAGGGCGGCGTGGCTTGCGCCGGAGCGCCCGAGGTGCCGCCGCCGGTCTTGGCCTTGGGCGGCACGCCCATGAGCTTGGCGTACTCGGGGTGGTCGGGTTCGACCGCGAGCTTGACGACGTTGCGATCCAGACCCTTGGCGTCCTTCTCCACGTCCACGCGGGCGAGGAACTCGATGCCGTCCAGTTCGTGGAAGCCCTGGATGCGGCGCGCGGCGGCGGCTTGCGGGCTGTTGTCCTGCGGATGGACGTTGCGTGCGCTGTTGAGCACGGCGCGGATGAAGCTGCGCCCCATCTGGCCCCAGGTCGGGCCCTTCTTCGAGTGCAGGCCGATGTTCGACCACATCTTGCGTTTGGCATGCTCACCGCCGGTGACGACGAACTCGGCGGCGAGATAGATCGCGCCGGTCTCGAAGGATTCGGTGGCGTAGCCGCCTCCCCAGCCCTGTGCCGGATCGTCGTGACCACCGGGCTTGATGGTCATGCGCACCGGCACCAGCGTGCCCTTGGGGATGAGGTCGAAGCCTTGTTGCTGTTCGGCGTCGTTGAAGTCGTTCCAGTTGCTGGTCATGGCGATTACTCCTGAGATTCGTGGGATGCGGGAATGGCGGAATGGGCTGCGGAGCTGGCAGGCATGGCTGCGCCCGCGCACTTGGCGATCAGCGCGTTCAAGTTCGGCGGTTCGAGCAGGTCGAGACGACCGCTGCGGTCTTTGGCCGGGTAGCCGAATGGATTGACGGTGTGGGTGACGAAGGCGCGGTAGGCGCTGCCGTCCTCGGCCTTGATCTCGGCCAGCGTCACGACCTCGTCGACGATGCCGGGCAGTTCGAGGCTGGTCTTGCTGCCCTCGATCTGCGGCACGAACACCTTGCGGTTGTAGTCGTCGAGCCGTTCGTCGAGGATGGCGACGAACACCACGTTCTTGCCGCGCGCGTGTTGCAGGTGGGTCAAGGCGCTGACCATTTCCTGCCCGAGCAGGCCGTAGGCACTGCGCATGTCCGGCTTGCCGGTGCGGTCGCTGGTGGCACCCGGTTGCGTCTTGCACCACGCGAAGCACTGGCGCGAGAGCTGCGTGATCGAGTCGAGGAAGAAGGTGTGGTAGCGGTCGAGCTGCGCCGGATCGCCGAACTTCTCGATGACGTGGTCGTAGTGCGCCTGCGAGAACGCGGCGTCCGGCGGCAGCGAGCGATCCGGCCCGGCGAGGAACACGAAGAAGTCGCGCGACTCCGGCCACGACGCCGGACGGATGGTGTCGCCGGGCCAGTCGGCCACGGCCAGGTCGCCCGCCTCGATGTCGAGGAACAGCGTGGTGGCCGGGTCGAGGTCTTTGAGCCGGGTGGTCTTGCCGATGCCGGACTTACCGAGCATCAGGAGCTTGACGCCCTTGCGCTCGGCCATGCGCTGCTGCGCGGAGATGATCGGGAGGGCCATCACGCCACCTCCTTCAACTCTTCGGCGACGGCGGGATTCCAGAGAATCTGGTAGCCGCTGTGGCCGTTGCGCGAGTACGGCATGGCCTCGGCCCATGCTTCACCGGCCTCGGTCAGTTCCCATTCGTCGCGGTCGTTGCGGAACTGGAAGCCGTGTGATGCCAGCAACTGGTTCGTGGCCTTGGCCGAGCGGTTGAGCAGCTTGCCGAGCTGGGTGGCGTTGAGCGAGCAGATCGGCTCGTTGGCGGCGGGCAAGGCGCGGCGCAGGGTTTCGACGGCGAGACCCGTGTTCTCGTGGATGCAGGTCAGCGTCGCCGCCATAGCAATGCCGGTCTTGACGCCCGGCACCTTGGCGACCGCCTCGCCGATCAGCAGGATCGCGCTCACGCGGTCGTGGGTCGGCGCGGGCAAGGAAGGCAGCGTGCCGGGGACGGAGTACGCGCCGGTCTTGCGGATCGCGGGCAGCACCTCGCCGGTCACCCAGCGTTTGAAGCGTTTCGCGGCGTCCTTGGTGCTGCCGAGGATCAGGGCGTAGAGGCCCGATTCGTTGACGTGGTTGGCGCGCTGCGTGCGCCCGAGGTTGTCGATGACCTCCAATTTCTGGAGGTCATCGGCATCGACGTGCGACTTGATCGCCTGAGACGGATTGCCCATCTCCAGCGCATCGCAGACGTCGGTGGCGTTGAACCACGGCAGGCCCGCGTCGTCGAC